GAGGAAGATGCACTCAGCTATTTTGCAAAATTAGCTGAAAATTAGAAAATAACCCGAAAAAAATTTCGGGCCATTTTTTACGCCAGAGGTCGCTCAAAACGACCTCTTTTTTTATGGCGAAATTATGCGTGGATTTTCTGTTTTCTTGAGTTTTCTGGTTATAAATTGTTTAGATTTTTTATAATCCATGATATCAGCAATATCCTCTAAAAATAGTGTTAGATATTCCTGTCTTAAAATATTAATATTTCTTTTATTATCATTTAATCGAGTTTCGTGTTCTAGAAAAGTAAATGAAGTAATTTTTGATTCTGTTCTCAAAACACCATTATCCAGATATGTAATTGAATAATTTTCTGGAACTGTCATGCCTTCTGGTTGTATTAATTGACCTCTTGAATTTCTAATTAAATCAGTCTCATAATGATGAATATTTGCTAATTCTTGTTCTGTGTATTTTTCATTCAAATATGTTAGAAAATCTTGATTTCCCATTGGCCATTCATCTCTCACATGAACAATATTATTTGTGGTTAAAATGACCCAATCTAATCCAGAATCATTATAAAAATTATATGCAATCTGATCTGGTCTTTCATCACTTTTCACAGAATATTTTGTAAATGCTGTGACTTCATCAAAAATGTCATCACGAATAACTGCTCTTTTAAAAAGATTTTTTACAACTTGATAATCATATACAGAATTACGATCATTGACTAATGATGGATAATCCAGTTCTGGAAGTTGTCTAAAATAACTATTTGGTGATCCTGAGTATGTCATAATCCTACACTAGATTCTGGAGTTTTTTCTTGATCTTGATAGTATATTGGTCGAAGCTCAGTAAATTCAAGATCCATTCTAAGTGCAACTGGATGTGAATCTCGATATGCAGACCAATATCCATTTGGTGCATAATCAACATTCATATTTGTTAGTGCAAGACCGCCTGGATTAAATTTATTCACGGTATCCAATTCATCGTTTTTGCCTGGCCCATTTTTATAATGCAAAGTAAATATATCTGGATTTGCTAGGTAAGTTGTGTTTCTAAATTTTGGTGCCATTCCTAATTTTAAAAAACGAATAATCTTTCTGATCTCTTGACCTTCTTTTTGACTTCTTGCAACCATTAAAAATGAAAAGGGAAATGATCGTATGGTTGGCCCTTGAAATAACATCTCTGCATTTGGATTTAAAACTTTACCACCAGTTCGAGCAAGGTAAGTATCCATATCAATATCTGTTCCCATTAAAAAATTAGCAGTAGAGAGTGATATTTGTGTGCCCATTGTTTGTCCTAATGTCATGAGACCATCTTTTTGTCTTCCACGACCTTGAGCGTCTTTTGCTTGATCCTGTCTATCTGCTTGAAATTTATTAATACCATCTGCTCTTATAGCATTCTTAGCAATACCTGTTAAATTATCTACTGCTCCGAGAGCCGTAAGTCCGTTAATATTTAATTCACTTTTTCCCCATTCAACACCATTTACGTCTGTCACTTTTGGCATAGGTAATAGAATACTACCCATTGGATTACTACCAATTACACTATCACCAGCGACATTTCTTTCTCTTTTGCTTGGATCACTATTATGAAAAAATTCAGTTCTTCGACCTTTACTTAAATTTATATCCGCTCGTAAATATTCATATCTTACAATTTTCATGTGATCTTGACGAGGATCAATATCTAACGGATATGCAAAAATTTCACTATTTTTTGTCTCTCTACCCATCTTTCCATAAGTGCCCGCAGTTTCATCATGATCTACATATGTTCCTGATGATGTTACATTTTTTCTTGATGTATATTGAGCGATACTTGATGTTCCACCCGAAGATATGAATGCCTGATTTCTAAAGGACTTATCTGCATTTCTATAACTTTGATTTATCTCCTCATCATTCGCTTTAGTTATTGCTGAATCAGTGGTTCCACTACCCTTATACTTATTAATATTATACGCATACAACGCATCATCACTATCAAGTGCAGTTTGAAAATCAGTTGTGCCTGGTTCAATTGGTTTTCTGCTTCCGTCTGCTCTTATTTCATCTACACCAACAATATTATTGCTTTCATCAAAACGATAGGCAACCTTACTACCAGCAACCGAAATTGACACGTTATATTCTTTGCTAAGTTTCTCTGACATTATACTTTGTTGTAAATTCGATCTCTTGGAACTGGAATACCTCTCATATCAACAAATTTTTCAGTCGGTAATTGTGCAACATCCGACCATTCACTATTAGGAATACGATATGGCGTTCCTCTCACACCTGTATAGAGATATTTATGTAGAGTTATAGGAGGAACTGCAACTGCACCCTGAGCAGAGTTATTTAGTAAGCTTATTGCAAGTTCGTCTCTTTGAGTCAAACGAACATAGTGTAGATTACATCCTAAAAATCCACCTGTTCGATATTCAATCACATATGCGAGAGGATACATGTCATAATAAGGTTGTTTAGTTTGTGCTGAGTATGTAAAAAAATATAATTGGCCAGGTGCAAATCCAGCAGTGTCTGCAGCATCACTATCAAATCTTGTAGATCCAAGTTCTTCAAGTAATTGACTGCGAAAGTAATCCTCACTCACCTGACCACTTACTTTATTTAAAATGGTTTGAAGAATACTCATCGGATTCCTAATTCTTTTTCAGTCATAATCTTGAACTCTAATTTACGATCATCACAAAACTCTCTCGCTGCTTTCCACTTTGCTTGATTCTTAGCATAGGTTATTGATTCATTAATGAGTGTCTTTCTTGATTTTCCTTTTGTCGCTTTTGGTTCTTTTGTTTCTCTCATTGGTTTCACTTCAATCACCGATCTACGAATATTGCTATCTTTGTCTTTGTATTTAATAAAAAAGTCAGGAAAATATCTACGAACTCGATTTGTTGTTGGATCTTTATATGGTATCCAAAATTCTTCCGATGCCCATTCAAGTATATTTTCATTCAAATCACAGTAATTCATGAACTTCCTTTCCCAGAGAGACCGATAAATAATGTTTTGAGAGTCTCCTTTATATTTTTTGGGATTAGAGGGCCTATATATTCCTTTATAGCTCATATATAGTAATAACAACTTAAGTCTATTTATTGTGGCAAGTAATAGTTTATTTCCTAAGAGTGGTCAAATATTTCAAGATAGTGTCGATAAACTTAGAAACACTGTCGCAAGACCGTCTCTTGACACGTTTTATCAGGTAAATTTCTCGTTTGGAAATTATCAAACTTGGTTTGGTAATAACCTATCGGGTGGTAGTCGAACTCAAGGTCTCGATTTCATGGAGAAGATGTCAATATTATGCACTCAGGCAGAAATTCCAGGCACACAATTCACAACTTCGACTACAACTGGTCATCATCAAGGTATTGTAGAAGAATTTCCAAATTTAAGAAACTTCCCTCCATTAAATCTTGTTTTTTATGTTGATGCTGACCATGTAATTCTTGAAGTTTTAGAAACTTGGATGACATATATTAATCCAGTTCAAACAGATAAAAGAAATTTAAGTGCATTTACACGATTTAATTATCCAGAGGATTATAAGGAAGTTCTTCATGTTACAAAGTTTGAAAGAGATACTTTCATAAAGGAACCAAAAAGATTTAGATCAGGTCAAACTCAAATGATGTCCTATGAGTTTGTAAATGCATGGCCTACCAATTTGACATCGATGAGAGTTGCCTATGGTGATTCAAATGTGTTAAGATGTGCTGTACAGTTTGCCTATGATCGATTCTTCACAAGTTTTGATCGAATGGATGGTATTCATGCTCCGATTAATACTCCTGTTGATTTAGTAAATTCAAATGACATCACATCAAATGTCACTAATATAGAGAACAGGAAACAACTATTAGCTGATCGTAAAGCATCACGTTTAAAAAGAGAGCGAGACAGAAATGCGAGGAGAGGAACAGCATTTAAGTAATATTAACTCTCCTATATAAAATACTGAATAAAACATTATGCCATTACCCACCATTGAAACTCCAATCTATGAGTTAAAACTACCATCATCAAATAAAAAAGTTAAATATCGTCCTTTTCTTGTAAAAGAAGAAAAAGTTTTAATTATCGCACTAGAGTCAAAGAACTCAAGTGACATTACAAATGCTGTGACAGAAGTTCTAAAGAAATGTATTCTGACCAAAGGAATTGTTGTTGATGAACTTCCAACATTTGACATTGAATATCTATTTTTAAATATTCGATCCAAATCAATCGGAGAGGACATTAAAATAACGGTGACTTGCCCTGATGATAATGAAACAAAAGTTCCAGTAACAATATATGTGGATGAAATCAAAGTCGTTCGTCAAAAAGGACATTCAACAGATAT